GACCGCGCCGCGATTATGAAAGCCGCCCACGTCGCCGCCCGTGGCCTGACCGGCCATCCGATGATGAAGGGCCGCACCTATGCCCAGAACTTCGCGGGCCAGCTTCGCCGCGTCTGGGCCGAGGCGAAGGCGCGGGCGCAGGCCGAAGCGATGGCCAAGGCCGCCAAGCCCAAATCTGCTGCCGATCGGATCCGCGAAGCCATCTTCCTGCTGGAATGCAAGGACCGGCTGGAACCCCGCGACTGGGCCGCGCTGGATGCCATGCGCGCCGATCTGCGCCGCGTGACCTACGCCGCCGCTGCCTGACAACCTCAACTTTTCTCAGCAAGGAGCCTGACCCGTGAACGCCTTTCCCTTTGACCGATCCGCGACGATGAAAGCCGCCGCTGCCGAGCGCCTCGCCCTTTTCGCGGAATGGACCGGCACCACGCCGCCCGAGCGCATCCTTGACGGCGAAGGGGCCGAGGCGACCTTTTCCGATGCCCTGCTGGCCTATGCCGAGGCCGAGGGCCTTAGCCTGGATTGGCTTTGGCTGGCAGACGACAAGGGCCTTGTCATGGCCTGCCACAATGCCGCGAAGGCCGAGGCCGCCCGGAAGGCGCTGCCCCCGGCTGGCAATGCGAAGTTTGCCGCGCTGGATGGCGTTCTGGACGCCATAGACGAACTGGCCAAGGTGCAGGACATGCTGGAACTGCTGTTCATGGCTGGCGAAGGGATTGCCCGATCCGACCACGCCACGGGTTCCGCGATTGTCCGGGGCGCCGGTATGGCGCAACACGCCCTGACCGCTGCCCGTGACCTTCTGGATGCTGCCCGCGCCGCCATGGTCAGTGGGGGCGAAGCATGACCCGCCTTGAATCCCCGTGGCACAACGTCATGGCCGCCGCCAGCATCGTGCAGGCGCATGTTCTGGCGCAGGACAGCACGGCGCGGGGCGCCGCCGTGTTCGGGCTGGACTACCTGCCGAGTGATGGGCTTGTGACCGCCTGCAAGCTGCTGGCCGAACTGTTCGGGGTGCTGGAGGAACTGCCCTGGGAGGATGCGGCCAAGGAAGGCGGTGACGCATGACCGCCCTGCATGTGCCGCCCCGCCCCCGCGCTGAATCGCCTGCGGAAAACGTGCGGATTGCCCTGCACACAGTCCAGCAACGCATCCTTGCGGCGGAAACCAGTCTGGATCCTGACCGGATGTTCGGGGCATGGGCGCTGGGCTGTGCCGACCTGGAACACGCCGCGCATCTGCTGGCCGAGGCGCTGACCGAACTGGATGGGGTGAACTGGTCCGACTGATCGGCTTCCACCTTCACGGCATCAAGGCCCCGCCCAGCGCGGGGCCTTTGTCATTGCCGCGCGCCGTGTAGCGGACGCAGCGGGTGTAGCAGGGGGCGGCGCCCGGTGTCGCAATGTCGCGGGTGTCGCAAGGGGCAGAAATCGCAAGAATCGCGGGAATCGCAACGGGGGCTGGTGCCGCGAAGGTGTCACGACCAGCGTTAGGCCTTGCCCGATCCGCCCGGCGCTGGCGCTGGCGCTGACCTGTCGCACCACATGGCGTCCAAGCGCAAATGAGAAGGCGGGCACATTGGCGGGTATGGCGAAAACACCCGAAATTTTACCAATGATTTCAATGATGTATGGCGGAGACGAAGGAAGCGGCAGCACGATCCGCCGCTTTCCGCGATGTTCCGTAAGCCACTGTCCCAGCGTGACTTTTATTCGTGGCGCGTTCCGCCGTGTTCCGCTAATGTTCATGCCAATCCCGCACTGAGTGGGGGAAGGCATGGTGGAAGAAAAGGTTAGGATACCGATTTTGCGAAAGCCAGCAAAGGCCCTGAATGCCCGCATGGTGCAGACCGCATCCGGGCCGGGCAAGTATTTTGACGGACACGGGCTGTATCTGCGGATCGACCCGAACGGATCGCGCTTCTGGGTGCAGCGCATCGTGATCAACGGCAAGCGGTGCGAGCTGGGGCTTGGCAGCCCGGATTTTGTGACGCTGGCCGACGCGCGACTTGCCGCCTTCGAGAACCGCCGGCTGGCGCGATCCGGCGGCGATCCTCTGGCCGGGCGCCGAGAGGCCAAGGCGGTGCTGACCTTCGAGGAGGCCGCACGCGAGGTCCACAGGATCCACAAGCCGACCTGGAAGAACCCGAAGCACGCGGATCAGTTCATCAACACGCTGGCGACCTATGCCTTCCCGACCATGGGCAACACCAAGGCGCCGGACGTGACAACTGCCGATGTGCTGGCCGTCCTGCAACCGATATGGCTGGACAAGGCTGAGACGGCGCGGCGCGTGAAGCAGCGCATCGGCACGGTGATGAAGTGGTGCATCGCCAAGGGCTGGCGCAAGGACAATCCGGTTGACGCGGTGGACAAGGGACTTCCCAAGCAGACAGCGAAGAAAGCACACCGCAAATCCTTGCCTTATGATCAGGTGGCCAACTGTCTTGATGTGGTCGCGGCAACCAATGCCGGGCTGTCCACCAAGCTGTGCCTCGAATTGCTGGTGCTGACCTGCGTTCGATCGAACGAGGCCCGAGAGGCCCGCTGGTCGGAAATCGACACGAAGGCGAAGGTCTGGGAGATCCCGGCCGAGCGAATGAAGATGGACCGGCCGCACCGCATCCCGCTTTCCGCATCGGCGCTGACGGTTCTGGATCGCGCCAAGGGCCTGGGGGAAGATCTGGTGTTTCCCGGCACGGTCAAGGGCAAGCCCCTGTCCGACGCCACCCTGTTGAAGCTGATCCGCGAAAACGGGTTCGATGTGGACATTCACGGGTTCAGGACCAGCTTTCGCACCTGGGCGCAGGAGCGGACCAACTTTCCGCGCGAGGTGGCCGAGGCCGCGCTTGCGCACCTATCCGGGGATGAGACCGAACGCGCCTATGCCCGATCCGACCTGTTCGAGAAGCGGCGCAAGATGATGGAAGCATGGGCGGGCTATCTGGCCGACAAGCCCGCGAAGGTGGTGAGGATCGGGTGATGTTTGCTCCAGAGGGCTATTGTCCATTCGCCAGCCTTTATCACAGAATTGATATCGAGGCAGCATGCTTTGAGCACGAATTCGTAAGGCCGCACTACTCATCCTTCGGTGAAGATATTGCAAGGGAGAGAGCTCGGCGTATAAGGGTTGCATATCGAGATTGGCTTGTTGACTGGGTGCTTTTACAGTTCGAATACAAGCTATATCTAAGCAGCCCAACTGGGAAACTGGTTCGCATCGACAAGGCGATATTTGTAGCTCAGGATAGGGCGTCCTTCTACAAATTCGACTGGCCTCCAAAGCAAGGCTGTTTGGCGGGAGAGGCCATAACGGCCATTGACTTCGGCCGCAACTGGCCTTTGCGTCGGTTTGAGTACGCGTTCTTTACAGGCGCGGGTTGGACGGTAGATCCTCAAAGAGAACGTGAAGGCGGCCCCTACCCTTACATAATCGATGAAGTTCGCAGAATATTGCAGCGCTTCAAGGGTTGGTCGCTTTGCGTGACTGACAAGGATTCCGATGCCATCATTGAGAATCTAAGGAAGCTTCATCCCGTCAGAACAGTTATGGACCCGCCAAAGGTGAAAATCGGAAGGCCGAGTGTTCAAGAGGAGGCGTATCGTACCTTCACTTCATGTTATCCGGAGGGAAAGACGGCGAGCGTTACTTGGAAAGATATCGAAGCGCGCACCGGATTTCCCGTCAGTACAATCAAGCGCGCACTGGCGAATTTTGAAGGGCCTGATCAAAACTGCGATCAAAACTGCGATCAAAACGAGCAATAGCATTGTGGATTTTTGATCGCATTCAATCAGATAGTGACGCTTCCTATCCTTCCGCAACGGTAACAACCAACTGCGGAAGGACACCACATGGCACGGAAGATTGCCCGACTGCCCCGCGTCGAAGAGCTGACCGGGCTCAAGAAAACTAAGATCTACGACATGATGAACGCGCGGGAGTTCCCGCGCCCCATTCGGCTGACTGGTAAGGCGGTCGGCTGGTTCGAAGACGATATCGAAGCCTGGTTGGCTTCGCGTCCCGTCGCCGTGTGAGGCCCCATGACCTACCGCAGCATCTTCACCCCCGAGCGCAGCGCGGCTGAATGCCTGTGGCTCTGGCCGACCGTGCTTCACCGCGCGGCACACGGTCAGGACCACGACTTTGCCGATAGGATCGACCATCAAGCCGCCCGCAAGGGCTGGGAACCCAGCCCCATGCAACTGGCCCTCATGCGCCGCATGGTGGATCACTATGTTCCTGACGGCATCAGGGTTGACCCCGAGCTGATGGACATGGCGCAGGCCGTCACAGGTGGCCAGTCCAGCGACCCGCAGCCGCAGCCGTGCGAGCGGTGCAACGCAGATGGCGCGACCCTGCATGTGGCGTCCGGCCGGACCCTCTGCGCGACCTGCACTACCAGCAACAGGGGGCGCGTGTGACGACCAAGCCCCCGACCCGACAGCAACAGTGGCGCCGGAACAACCCCCGGCGCTACCTCGCCCACCTCTATGTGCAGGCCGCCAAGCGGTGCGGCGTCCTGACGCCAGCCCCCTGCGAGGTCTGCGGCACCGCCAAGGCAGAAGCCCACCACGACGATTACAACCGACCCGGTGACGTGCGGTGGCTTTGCCGCACGCATCACAACCGGCTTCACCGGCAGGGGTAAGGCGTGACAGATCACCCGTTGACGCTGCACACGGAACATTCCGCAAACAGAGCGGTCGATGCGCTTTGCCGCGCGCTGGCCGACTGCGACCCCAAGGCCGCCGCTGCGATCTGCGCGGCCTATCTCGACGACCAGCGCACGGGCGGCCCGGTGCTGGGCGACCCGTTCGGCATGGTGGCCGGGGATGCAGGCCTATGGGCCGACAGTGCCCCGGTGCATGAGCTGGCGGCCTATGGCGTGGCAGCCCTCGATCGGCTGCGCACCGCCAACCTGGGCCTCAACGCTCGAAAGCGGCTGTTCGCCGCCCTCTGGCAATCGTTCCCGGATCAGGACCGCAAGGCGTTTCTGGCCCGTGTCGATGCCGAAGGGCGCTTCATCAATCGAGGGGCCGAATGACGCGACATGACCACGACCCTTTCGATGATCTGGAGCCTGTGCGGCCGGATGATGCCTATGGGCACGAATTCAGGGAAGGCACCGAGGCAGAGCGGGAGGCCATCAAGCGGCTGCCGTTTCGGCCTTGGGGCAATCGCAACCTGGCGGATATTCGGCCGACCGAGTTCCTGTATTCCGACTTCTACGCCCGCGGCTACACGTCCCTGACCGCCGCGCCGCCCAAGGCCGGCAAGTCCATGCTGGGGCTGGCCGAAAGCGTGGACATGGCGACCGGAGAAGGGTTCCTGACCGGGCAGCCGCGCGACCCCCTGCGGGTTCTCTACTACAACGCCGAAGACGATATGTCCGTGATCGAAGCCCGCGTTGCGGCGCTGCTGTGCCGGTATCAGATCGACCAGCGCCAGATTGCCAACACCCTGTTCCCCGTCTCTGGCGTTGATGCTGATGGCTTCTACATGGTCACCGGGCAAGAGGGTGTGGTCAACGAGGCCCTGTTCGTCGCGCTGGAGCAGTTCATTGCCGATTGGCACATTGACGTGCTGATCTTCGACCCCCTGCAAGACCTGTCCCGCAGCCCGGAAACCAACGAGGTGTTCCGGGTTCTGGGGCAGCGCCTGCGCAAGCTGGCGTCCGGATCTCGGGTGGCCTTGGGCCTGATCCACCACACCCGCAAGATGACGCCCGGCGTCACGGCCACGATTGACGATGTGCGCGGTGGTGGTGCCCTGCGCGGCACCGCCCGGTTCAACCGTCTGCTGTTGCCCATGACCGAGGACGAAGGCACCAAGGCCGGCGTGGAAAACCACCGGCACTTCATCCGCATTGCCGATGTGGAAGGCAACCTGGCGCCACCTTCTGCCGATGTGAACCGATGGTTCCAGAAGGTATCTGTGCCCATCCCCAACGGCCAGCATGTGGGCGCCATAGAGCCGTGGAAGTGGCCCGATGCGTTCATGGGCCTGCGCCGCGAGGATGCGGCTGCGGTCAGGTCTGCTATCGGCGCGTGCGATCCACCACCGAAGAAGGACGGACAAGCCACGAACTGGGCGGGTTACGTCATTGCCGAGACACTCGGCCTGCCCTCAACAGAGAAGGCCGACAAGGGCAGGCTCACCAGCCTTCTGAAGGAGTGGATAAGAACCGGGGTTCTGGCCGAGGAAGAAGTCAAAGATACCCGCGCCGGGCGTTCCGTTAAGGTTGTCATTCCGGGCGACAACAACCCGATGGAGGTTGTGGAGGAATGATCGGGCTTCCACACCTTTCCACACCTTTCCACACCTTCACCACGCAAGTGTGGAGCCGCTCAACCACCACCACCACACCACCCTCTATAGGGGTGTGGGGGTGTGGTGTGGAGCGGCTGGCGTGGCTGTGGCGGCGCTGAGGGGCGCGCACCTTTCCACACCTTGGCCCCGGGGGGTGGTTCTGGACTTTGGCCCTTTGCTGGGGACCGGCGCGGGGACTGTCGCGCAAGAGATGACCGAAATGGAGTTTTCGAGAATGGGCAAGCAAACCCGCATCACGACCGACCTTCCCGCGCTGGATCGCTTCCGGGCTGATGAGCTTCTTGCCGGGGCGAAGCCTGAAATGCTCTGGGGCCTGCCAAAGATTGCCGAGGCCCTGAGTGTCAGCGAACGGACGGCGCGGAAATGGGCGGCCGATCCTTCGGTGCCGATCTTCCAGCCCAAGGGCACCGGGCAGCACTTCGCGTTTCGCTCTGAACTGATGGCCTGGCTGCAAAACCGGGATGAATAATCTTCGCGGTTGCCGGACTTTGCCGGGATTTGCCGGGTTTGTCAGGGCGACAACCCACCCCGCCAGAGCGCATAAACTGGTCCATGCGCATCTGGCCCTTCTCTCGCAAGGCGGCGACGCCTGAAACCAAGTCCCTCACCACGGCAGGATCGTGGGAGGAACTGTTCGATCTGGCCGCACCCACGGCGGCGGGCGTCACGGTCGGAGCCTCGGACGCCCTGCGGGTGCCGGTGGTGGCCAACGCGATCCAGCTGATCAGCGAAGCGGTGGCATCGCTTGACGTGATGGTGAAGCGGGTGGAAGGCGGCGCGGAAATCGACGTGCCCGACCATCCGGTTCTCGCCCTTCTGCGCGATGAGGCGAACGAGTGGACCAGCGGGTTCGAGCTGATCCGCCAGATCGTCGCCGATGCCCTCATGTCCGATTGGGGCGGCATGGTCTGGGTCAACCGGGTGGGCGGCGAGCCGCGCGAGCTGCTGCGCTACCGGGCCGGGATGCTGTCCTGTGAGACCGACAGCAACACCGGGGAACGGCAGTATCGGCTTTCGGCGCGGCCCATCCCTGCCCGCGATGTGATCCACCTCTTGCCCCCTCTGGGCCGTGCCCCGCTGACCCTGGCCCGCGAGGCCATCGGCATTTCCATCGCGCTGGATCGCCATGTGGGTTCGCTGTTCGCCAATGGCGCGCGGCCAAGCGGCATCCTGAAGATCCCGAAGATGGCCGAGGATGCGGTCAAGACCGTGCGCGATGCCTGGAACGCCACCCACGGCGGCGGGCGCAGCGGCAAGACGGCGGTGCTGCTGAACGAGGCGGACTTTGTGCCGCTGACCATGACCTCGACGGATGGCCAGTTCCTCGAAAACCGCCGGTTCCAGATCGAGGAAATCGCGCGGGCGTTCAACATTCCGGCGCCGATGGTGGGCGATCTGAGCCGGGCCACCTGGTCGAACAGCGAACAGAAGGGCCGCGAGTTCCTGAGCTACACGCTGGAGCCGTGGCTGCGCGGGCTTGAAGGCGCGCTGCGCCGGGCGCTGTTCTCGGATGCCGAGCGGGCAACCCATGTGATCCGGTTCGATCGTGACGACCTGACCCGGGCCGATCTGGCGACCCGCGCCACGACGATCAACAGCCTGATCGCCAGCCGCACCATCAACCCCAACGAGGGCCGCGAGTGGCTGGGCCTGCCCCCGCGCGAGGGCGGCGACGAATTCCTGAACCCCAACATTTCCCAGACCCCGGCGGCCCCGCCGGCCAAAGAGGATCCGACCGATGGAACTGAATGAGATCGAGGCCGAGGCGCAGGACCACGACCGGGGCCGCGACTTCGACCTGCTGGACCCGGTGACCGGCAAGGGCCTTGGCATCACCCTGCGCATTGCTGGCCCGGACAGCGCCACGCAAGCGCGCGCCCGTCTGTGCATGATGGACGAGCTGGCCGAGGCGGCCGACGATGCGGGCATCGTCAACGCGGCCGCCCGCGAGAAAGCCCGGTTGAACAGCCTGGCCGCCTGCGTCCTGGGCTGGAACGTGCGCGAGGCGGGCGAGCCGGTGCCCTTCACCCATGGCAATGTGCTGCGGCTTCTGCGCGCGGCCCCGTGGGTGCAGGCGCAGGTTGACAGCTTCGCGGCCGACCGCGCCGCCTTCCGGGGGCTGCGCTGATGGACCGGCTGGAAATCAAGGCGCAGTTCGCTGTTACCGAGGATGGCGCGATCGAGGGGCTGGCCTCGGTGTTCGGCACCCCCGATCGAGGCGGCGATGTGGTTCATCGCGGGGCCTTTGCGGGCGCTTCGTTCCCCATCCCGATGCTGGCCAGCCACGACCAGAAGGACGTTATCGGCGTCTGGAACTCGGGCGAAGAGACCCCGGAAGGCCTGCGCGTCAAGGGTCAGATCACGGTCAGCGTCCAGCGCGGGCGCGAGATCCTCGACCTGATCCGGGCCAAGGCCATGGGCGGGCTTTCCATTGGCTACATGGCCACCAGCAAGACCCCCCGCCGTGGCGGCGGGCGAGACCTGCACAAGATCGACCTGTTCGAAATCTCCGTTGTCGCCATACCGATGCACCCCGGCGCGCGGATCACGTCAGCGAAGGAATACCCCATGACGGAAAAGACCGAGACCCCGGACATTGCGGCGCTGGAAGCCAAGATGGCCGACCTGGAGAAGAAGGCCGACACCACGGCGCTGGTGGCCCGCCTTGACAAGCTGGAGGCCAAGGCGAACCGGCCGCAGGGCGGCACGGATGATCCGAAGGAGCCGACCGCCGAGCGCAAGGCCTTTGCCGCCTATCTGCGCCTTGGCGATGCCATCACGGCCGAGGAACAGAAGGCGCTGAACCAGTCCAGCGATCCGCAGGGCGGCTATCTGGCGCCGGCCGAGCTGTCTTCGGAAGTGATCCGCGATCTGGTCGAGTTCTCGCCCATCCGGGCTGTGGCCGATGTGCGCGGCACCATGGCGCCCTCGACCATCTACCCGACCCGTGGCGACACCACGAACGCCCGCTGGGTGGGCGAGACCCAGGCCCGCGAAGCCTCGACCATCACCTTCGGGCAGAAGGAAATCGCTGTGAAGGAACTGGCCACCTATGTGGACATTTCCAACCGTCTGCTGGCCGATGCGCCCCAGGCCGAAACCGAGGTTCGCAGCGCGCTGGCCGAAGACTTCGGCAAGAAGGAAGCCACGGCCTTTGTCTGGGGCGAAGGCGTGCTGGAGCCGGAAGGCTTCATGGTCAATGCCGACATTGCCTATACGGCAAACGGCCACGCAACCACCCTTTCGGCCGATGCGCTGATCACCCTCATGTATGCGATGCCGGCGACCTACCGGAACGCGGGCGCCTGGGCGATGAACGGCACCACGCTGGCCACGCTGCGCAAGCTGAAGGACGGTCAGGGCAATTACCTCTGGCAGCCGAGCTATCAGGCGGGCCAGCCGGAAACCATCCTGGGGCGCCCGGTGGTGGAAATGGTCGACATGCCCGATGTCGCCTCGGGGGAGTTCCCGATCATCTATGGCGACTGGAAGGCCTATCGCATCCTCGACCGGGTGGGCCTCGACGTGCTGGTCGACCCCTACACCCAGCGCACCAACGGGCTGACCCGGATCCACGCCACCCGCCGGGTGGGCGGGGGCGTCCTGCAAGCCGCCCGTTTCCGCAAGCTGAAAATGGCCACCTCGTAAGGAGCAACCGCCATGCGTGATCTGTATTCCAACATCGCGGCCACCCTGGCGCTGACCCCTGCCGTGCAGGCGGCGGCCGCCACGGGTGCCACCATCGACCTGCAAGCCGCCCGTTCGGTGGCCTTCGTGGTCAGCACCGGGGCCATCGTGGGCGATGGTGACTTCGGGGTGACCATTCAGGAAAGCGACACCACGACCAGCGGCGACTTTGCCGATGCGGCGGCTGCGGTGGTCGACACCGACGCGCCGGCCACGCTGGAAGCCTCGACCAGCTATCGCCTCGGCTATCGCGGCTTCAAGCGCTATGTGCGCCTGTCGCTGACCAAGGCCGGCGGCACCAGCATCGCGGCCGGCGCCGTGGCGGTGACCGAGCCGCTGACCCGCCCGGTGGCCTGATGCCCACGGCCGCGCCCAAGGTCTGCGCCTGCGGAAAGGTGGTGCCCCCTGGCGGGCGCTGCCCCTGCCGGGCCAAGGCCGATGCCGAGCGCAAGGCGCGGTTCGACAAGACCCGCCCCAGCGCCCGGAAGCGTGGCTATACCGGCGCCTGGGACAAGGCCCGCGCGGCCTTTCTCAAGGCCAATCCGACTTGCTTCTGCGGTGCGCCCGCCACGGTGGTGGACCATCGCATTCCGCACAAGGGCGACATGGCCATCTTCTGGGATCGGTCGAACTGGCAGCCCCTCTGCGCGCATCACCACAACAGCGGCAAGCAACGGCAGGAACGCCGCGCCGCCCATGGAGATTGACCATGCCCATCTATGCAACGAACGGCGCGAAGCTCTACATCGGGGGCGCGACCGACGACAAGGCCACCGACTTTCAGGCCTCGGACTTTGCCGGTGAAACCTGGGTGCAGATCAAGCACACCGAGGCGCTGGGTTCTGCCGGCGACACGGCGCAGGAAATTACCTTTGACACAATCGACCGGGAGCGCACCACGCGCCTCAAGGGCACGCGCAGCGGCGGTTCCATGGATGTGGTCTGCGGCATCGACTATGCCGACGCTGGCCAGATCGCCTTGCTGGCGGCCGAGAAGTCGCGCGAGAACTTCGCCTTCCGACTGGTGCTGAACGATGCCCCGACCGGCGGCACGCCTTCGGAGCGCATGTTCATTGCCATGGTGGGCAGCGCGGTGGAGGCCTTCGACACGGCCAACAACGTGATGAAGCTGAACGCCTCGCTCTGGGTGAACAGCAACGTGGTCAAGGTCAACGCGGCATCCTGATCATGGCCATTGTCACCCTTGACCAGATGAAGGAGCAGATCGGCTGGACCGATGACCTCGGGACGGCCGACGACGATCTGCTGTCGCGCAAGATCGACGCGGCGCAGGCCTATCTGGAGCGGTGGCTTGGCTATGCCATTGCCGATCGGTTCGGGGGCGACACGCTGCCCGCAGTGCCTGCGCCGCTGGTCGAGGCGGTTTGCCAGCTTGCGGCCTGGTGGTTCGACCAGCGCGAGACGGCCAGCGAAGGCGCCCGCGAGGTGCCGCACGGCTTCGCGCAGATCGTGGACAGCTACCGGGATTGGAGCTTCTGATGAATGACGGCGGACTTTCCAGCTTTCAAAGACGGATGCGCGCTGTTCCTCAGGCGGCGCGCGAGGCAATCAAGCCGGTTCTGATGAAGCAGGCCGAGGCGATGGCCGACACGATGCGCAGCCTGGCGCCCGACGATCCGGCGACCGATGCGCCGGACCTGAAGTCCAGTATCGCGGTCACCGGGCCTGGCGAGGCCACACCACCCTATTCCCAGCCGGGCGGCGCGATGGTGGTGCCTGAAAACGCGGTGGCCATCACCGCAGGCAACACCGATGTGCGCTATCCGCATCTGCAAGAACACGGCACCAGCAAGCACGCGGCGCAGCCGTTTTTCTGGCCGGCCTTCCGGCTGCATCGCAAGAAGGCCCTTGGCGCGATCAAGCGCGGCATCGGCAAGGCGATCCGGGAGGCCCGCTGATGGAACGCGCGGTTCAGGTGGCGATCCGGGCGCGGCTGGTGGCAACACCGGCCGTTGTCGCGCTGGTGCCCGCTGCAAGCATCCTCGACCGCAACCAGCGGCCTGCGCCATCCCCTTCGATCGTCCTGGGCGAAAGTCAGGCGGTGGACGAGGGCGACAGCATCGCCCGCAACCGGGCGCGCGTCTATCACACCCTGCATGTCTGGAAGCGCGAGCCTTCCCTTGAAGGCGTCAAGGTGATCTGTGCCGCGATCCGCATGGCGATCCATGCCGGGCGCCTCGACCTCGGGGCCGGGTTCCATTGCGCCGATGTGCGCGTGTCTTCCATGCGGCAGATGCGCGACCCGGACGGGGAAACCTCGCATGGGGTGGTGACGGTAGAGGCTCTGGTGGAGGAACTGGCATGAAGGCTGGCAAGCTGTTCCATGTCCTGACCATCCAGCGGGCGACCGAGGGCCTGAACGATGCAGGCACGCCCACGACAACATGGGCCGATCTGGCCACCCTGCGGGCCGAGAAGGTCGAGCAATCGACCACGGAGTTCATCCGCGCCCAAGGCGCCACTGATGAAACCGCGCTGGTCTTCCGCACCCGCTATCTGGCAGGCGTGACCAATGCCGACCGGATCAGCTTTGCGGGCGATGTGCTGAACCTCAAGGAGGTGGTGGTTCTGGGGCGCAATCGCGGCCTGGAGCTGCGCTGCACGAGGCTGGGCGAATGAAGGGCCGCAAGCCTGAAATCCAGCCGACCGAAGGCGTGGCGATGACCGCCATACCCTGCCCCGAGTGGCTGGCCGAGGATGCCCGCGCCGAATGGGGCCGGGTGTTCCCGATCCTGACCGAGCGGCGGATCCTGACCGATGCCGACCTCGGCGGCCTGGAAAACTACTGCATCGCCATCGGGCGCGTGCGGCAGATGGAAGCGAAGATCCAGACCGAGCAAGACCCGGAAATGCTGCTGAAGTTCATCCGGGTGCAGGACAAGGCCATGGCGACCGCGCGGCAGATCGGGGCCGAGCTGGGCGTTACCCCCGTTTCCCGGTCCCGCCCTGCCGTGCGCGATAAGGAAGAAGACGATGACGGCGACAACCCCCTCAACGTCTAGCGCGTTCCCGCACTGGATTTATGACGGCAGCGACATTCCCGACCCCTTCGGGCGCGGCGAACGGGCCGTCCAGTTTCTGCGCGCGCTGCGCCACCCCAAGAGCATCCTGCCGAACCGGGGCTTCCAGCTGGACCCGTGGCAAGAGCGGATCGTTCGGCGCATCTATGGCCCGCGCCACCCGGACGGCACCCGCATAGTCAACACCGTGGCACTGATGCTGCCGCGCGGGAACCGCAAGACCAGCCTGTCCGCTGCCCTGGCGCTGCTGCACACTATCGGCCCCGAGCGCATCCCCGGCGGCGAGGCCATCTTTGCCGCTGCCGATCGCAAGCAGGCAGGTATCGGCTTTCGTGAGGCGGCCGGCATCATCCGCGAAGACAAGCGCCTTGTCGCGGCGACGAAGCTGCACGATGCCCACAACGCGCCCAAGAAGCTGCTGTTCCGGCGCGATGCCAGTTATCTGGAGGTGATCAGCGGCGAAGGCGGCCCGCAGCACGGCCGCACGCCCGGCTTTGTGCTGGCCGATGAAATCCATATCTGGAAGGGCCGCGATCTGTGGGAGGCCCTGACCACGGGGCTGGAGAAGATCGACGACAGCCTTCTGATCGTCGCCAGCACCGCCGGGCGCGGGCAGGACAACATCGCCTTCGAGTTCTTCGACGGCGCGCGCAAGGTGGCAACCGGCGCGGTGGAAGATCAATCCGTTCTGCCCATCCTGTTCGAGGCCGACGCGAAGGCCGACTGGACCGACGAAGACCTGTGGCACATGGTCAACCCCGGCCTGCAACATGGCTATCCCAGCCTTGCCGGGTTCCGGCGCCATGCCAAGCGCGCGGCGCGCAGCGTGGGCGAGCGGCAATCCCTTCTGCAACTGAAGCTGAACGTCTGGCAGGACGCCTCGACCGATCCGTTCGTTGACATGGCGGTCTATGACGAAGGCGCCAAGCCCCTCGACCTCGACAGCCTGGAGCGCGAGCCGTGTTGGCTGGCGGTTGACCTGTCGTCCAACATCGACCTGTCGGTTGTCGTGGCTTGCTGGCGGACGGCCGATGGCTATGCCGTGCATCCGTGGTTCTTCTGCCCTGCCGATCGGGTGGCGCAGGACAGCATGGGCGAGGAAATCGAACAGGATGCCGTCAGCGCCCGCGAGCGGGCCAGCGGCGCCAGCTACATGGCCTGGAAAGAGGAAGGCCTGATCACCGCCACGCCCGGCAATGTGATCGACTATTCGGCAGTCGAGACCTGCATCGTGGGCCTGTGCGAGCGGTTCGACGTGCAGGAAATCGCCTTTGACCCGGCCATGGGCCAACAGGTGAAGCAGGCCTGCGCGGAAATGGGGCTGCCGGTGGTGGACTTCCGGCAGATCGCCACGCTGATGATGCCCGCCATTCACGAACTGGAACGGGCCATTCTGGGGGGCGAGCTGCGCCACGGCGGGCACGCTGTTCTGCGCCATTGCTTCGCCAATGTCGTGGTGAAGCGCAACGACCTCGGGCAGGTGGTGAAGTTCACCAAGGCGCAGCGGTGGCTTTCGATCGACGGCGCGGTTGCGGCCGCCATGGCCGTGGCGCGCTGCGCCGCCGGGGGCGCGAGCTTCTACACCTCGGCCGATCTGTTCACCGAAGAATTCTTTGCGGGGTAGCACATGAACGCGACAGCCGACGAACGCCTTGTGGTGATGCTGGAGGCCCGGATCCGGGACTTCGAGAAGAACATGCAGCGCGCCGAACAGCGCGGCACCCGGTCCTATCAGAACCTGCGCCGGGGTTCGCAATCTGCAACGAGGCAGATGGAGGCCGACATGGTGCGCGCCTCGGGCCGCATCAATCAGGCGCTGGCGGCGACCAGCACGCGGATCGGTGCCTTCGGCAAGGCCTTTGCGGGCGGGCTGGTGGGCGGCGTGGTGGCCGGGGCCTTCGCAGGCCTGACCCAGAACATCACCCAGACCGTCAAGGGCATTGCCAGCATTGGGGACGAGGCCAAGCGCGCCGGCATGGGATTGCAGGCGTTTCAGGAATGGTCTGCCGTGGCCGACCGCACCCGCGTTGGCATGGATGCGCTGGTGGACGGGTTCAAGGAACTGAACCTGCGCGCCGATGAATGGATCGTCACCGGGGGCGGTGCGGCGGCCGAGGCCTTCACCCGGCTGGGCTACAATGCCACCGACCTCAAGGCCAAGCTGCAAGACCCCAGCGCGCTGATGCTGGAGCTGATCGACCGGCTGAAGCAACTCGACACGGCGGCCCGGATCCGGGTTGCGGACGAGCTGTTCGGCGGCACCGGGGGCGAACAGTTTGTCCAGCTGATCGACCGGGGCGCGGACGGGCTTCAGAAGATCATCAACGAGGCGCACGCAACCGGCGCGGTGCTGGATGAACAGCTGATCCGCAAGGCGCAGGACATTGACGAGCGGTTCACCGCCATGACCCAGAAGTTCACCGCCTGGGGCAAATCCGTGGCGGTGGCGCTGGCCGATCTGCCCTTCGAGATCGTGGAAAGCCGCCTGCGGGAAATCTTCCCGGATGAAGCCTTCGGGCGCGCAGTGCTGGGTGATGAAATCTTCGACCGGCTGACCGAGCTGCGCGCACTGACCGACGAACAGGCCGAAGCGGCCGGGCGCCTGGCGCAGATGCACCGCGAAATGGGCAACGAGGGGCGCAGCGCGGCCAACGCCATTCTCATGGCCATGAACGAGCTGCCGAGTCAGGAGTTCGCGGCGATCCGGGGCGAGCTGGCCGGCATTGCCGAGGAAATGCGCACCGCCGCAAGCGAGTTCGACACCGGGGCCATCAAGGCCGATGAGTTCCAAAAGCGCATGGGCGAGGCCGAGGCGAAGGCCAGCACGCTGTTTGACACCCTGAAGGATGACAGCGGCATCACCCTGTCCAATGCCATCTCGGCCGTCGGGCGGCTGGGCACGGCCATCGCCAATGCCCTGGGGCTGGCGCGCAGCCTCAAGGCGACCCTGCCGGGCGGCGTGGCCAAGGATGTGCCGGGCTATCTCGACAGCCTCGACCAGTCCCCCAGCGCCTTCACCCCGAACCCGAACGCCCCGACCACGCGCCCACGGGCGGCCCCGAATGAGCTGGGGTTCGATGTGGTCGGCACTGGCGGTGGCGGCAAGAGCAAGGCCGACGAGTTCGCCCGCATGGTGGAACAGGTTCAGGAACACACCCGCGCGCTGGAGCTGGAAGCGGTGGCGCTGGTCGCGGCGGCGGCTGGCGGGCAGGCTTTTGGCGATGCGGTCGAATATGCCCGCCTCAAGGCCGATCTGCTGAACGCGGCGATGAAGGCCGGCAAGCAAATCACCCCCCAGCTTGAGGCCGAGATTGACGCCCTGGCGCGGTCCTATGTCGCTGCCGGCGCGAGCGCCGAGGAAGCCGCCCGGCGCCTGCGGCAGGTCGAGGACGAAGGCAAACGCGGCGCCGATGCGATTGCCGACATTTTCGGATCGGTCCTTGACGGCACGAAATCCGCCAAGGAGGCCATTGCCGATCTGCTGATGGAAATGGCCAAGGTGCAGATGCGCAACGCCATCATTGGCCTGGCCGGATCGGGCGGGTTCCTTGGCAAGGTAATTGGCAGCATCGGCGCGTCCCTGACCCCCAGCTATGACGGCGGCGGCTATACCGGCAGCGGATCGCGCAGCGGTGGCCTCGACGGCAAGGGCGGGTTCATGGCCATGCTGCACCCGAAGGAAACCGTGATCGACCACACGCGCGGCCAGAGCGCGCCCACCAAGGCGCAGGCCCTGTCTGTCACCGTGACGATGGACCCATCAACCGCAAAGCTGGGCGCCTTCGTGCGCGACGAGACCGGCCGGGTGCTGGCCTATGCCGGGCCGCAACTGGTCGACCAGGCGGTTCAAGCAACCTATGCCCGCGCACAGGAGTATCCGATCGGATGACCGCCAGAACCCGCCTGTCCCGCCAGCTCTGCGCCGCTGTCACCGCTGCCCTGTCCGGGGCAAGGGTCAGGCCGCCCGAGGCTGGCCGCCCGCTGTGGAACGCCTTCCAGCGCCTGAACGCCACCCGCACCTATCACATGGCCGGGCCGAACCCGATCAGCTTTGCCGAGGTCGAGGCCTTCGCCCGACTGATGCGCCTGCCGCTGGAGCCGTGGCACGTCACCATCCTGATGGAGATGGACGCGGCATGGCTGGCCGGCGCGCAGCGGGCCAAGGTGCCCGAAGGCGTCAAGACCCTGCCGCCGGTCAGCAAGCACGCGATCAGCGCGCAGTTGTTCGACCTGGTGACGGGATGAACGCGCCCGCCCGCGACTTCAAGCGCGCGCGGCGTGAACGGGACGCCCTGCGCGGGCGCCTCGGGCCTGGGCGGTTCGAGGCGCTGGTGAAGGAGCTGGTCGCGGTGATCCGGCTGGCCTTCGAGGCAGGCGCCACCGCCACGCTGTTCGGGCTGGAAGGGCCGCTGCGCCACGCGATCCGGTCTGACCTGTGCTTGCAGGGCTGGCGCTGGCCCGATGCCAATACCATGGCGCGCGATCTGATGGACGATGCTTTCCGCCGGGTGAACGCCACCCGGCCGACCTGGAACGAGGGGCAACTGGAATGGACCGTGGAAGCCGGAACCCTGATCGAGCGGACCCGCTGCGTTCGCTGTCACAAGCCATTGCCCGAGGGGCATCACAAGTTCTGCGGGGAACTGTGCGCGGATGCCCACAACAAGAACCTCAACAGGATCAAGGAAGCCAACGAGGACCATCTGTTCGATCACATAGTGAAGAAGCGCGGGTATCACTGGATCTGACTGCGCGCTGCGAACATTGCGGCTGCGAACTCGGCAACGTGAGGGCCAATCGTTCGTTCTGCGGGCGGCGGTGCCAGAACGCACACTTCAACGGCCTGACATCGCAGGCAGTCTTCGAGGGGAAAATCGGCCGAACCTGCGCAACCTGCGGGGGGGAGATTTCACCCCATCGGCGGGCAGATGCCGCCTATTGTTCCGCATCCTGCAGTCCGCGATGGCTGGCGGCCCAAAAGACCTGCCCGCACTGCGCCACGATCTTCAGGCCAACACGCCATTCGCAGGTTCACTGCTGCCGGGACTGCAAGAACGCAGCGAAGCGGATGCGCGCCCGTCGAAACTGCGAATGGTGCGGCGTCAACTTTCAGGGGAAGAGCCACCGCGACAAGTTCTGCTGCATGTCGTGCGCGGGAAAGGCGGCATACGCATCCGGCAGGCTGGCAATCGGCAAGTGCAGACCGCACCACCTTACCCCTGCGAGGTTCGACAGGCTGTTCGGGTAGGAACTGATTCAGGATGGTTCCCCGGCCGTTCCCCCTTGCGCAGCGCCACCCCTGGTCCGTTGCCGTTCTCTGGCAGGAATACGACCCCCGCACTTTCAAGCGCGGCGCGGATCGCGGCGACGGCATCGGCCGATGCGCTGACCGCACCGTGGCCTTCGGATCGCTTCACGGTTGGAACTGATAGGCCCGCCATGGCGGCGACTTCTGCCTGAGAAAGTCCGAGAAGCGCCCGCGCTGCGCGAAGTTGGCCTGAATGCATATTTCCTCTTGATCCGTTAGGATCAGTATGTATATTGATCCGTAGGGATCATATCATACCCAAGGAGCAATGCAATGCTTGCGTTCAACCCAAATCATGGGGCCGGCACCGGCTTGCCTGGTGAAACCCTGTCCGAAATTCACGACATGCTGTCCCTGGCGCTGGATGCCACCGAAAGCCCGCGCGGCTACACCCAGACCCTGCGCGAGGCCCGCAGCTACCTGCGCACCGCGCTGCGCCGCACCGAAAAGCTGATGGGGGTGCGGGCATGAGCGCGCTGGTGCTGGCACTGGATGCCGACGAAGAACTGAGCAAAGTGCAGGACATGCTGGAACTGCTGTTCATGGCTGGCGAAGGTATTGCCTGTTCCGACAGGACAGCGGGTGCCGCGATTGTCCGGGGTGCCGTGACCGCGCAACACGCCCTGACCGCTGCCCGCGATCTTCTGACCGCTGCCCGCGCATCCATGGACAAGGAAGGGGAAGCGGCATGAACCGGCGCGATCTGATCAAGACGGCGCCCGTGGCGCTGGTGGGCTGCGCGATGCCGGTGCAGGCCGAGACCGAAACGCCGGTGGCCGTGCTGTTCCGCGAGTGGGCCGCCGCCCGCGCCACCGAAGCTGCAACCTACGCGGCGACCGACGACGAGGACGAGCACAACCGCGCATGGGATGCGGCATGGGCCGCGGAAAAGCGCCTGCTTGCCGCCCCGAGCCAATGCGCCGCTGACGTGCTGATGAAGCTGGCCGCTTGGAGCAGGTTCGGGGCAGACGACAGCGAGGCCAGTAGCCGGCACCTTGCCCCGGTTTGGGCCGAGGCCCGCGCGCTGGTGGGGCCTGATCTGCCAACTTGATTCCGTAACGTTCCGCGTTGATCCGCGCCCATTTGGGGGAAGATATGGTGGAACGTATCGCTGGCGAACAGGGATTTTCGCGTGAAAATCAACGACTTACATGCGGAAATGTGGCGGAGACGAAGGGATTCGAACCCTCGAGACGGTTTCCCGCCTGCACCCTTAGCAGGGGTGTGCCTTCGACCACTCGGCCACGTCTCCGCGGACCCGTATATTGACATGGCTGCCGACTAACAAGCAGTTTTCGCATCTTTTGAGGCCCTCGAAGTCGAAACGGGCGACCCGACGGATCTCAGGACGCAGAACCTCGTCCCGGCGCGCACGCTCAGCCATCGGAGCCTCGACCAGGGGCAGGACCCATTGATCATTCGCTTGCGGCGTGATTCAGGCTCCGCAAGGAGACTGACCAAGGAGCAACCTTTTCTGGCTGACCGAGGCGCAGATGGTGCGGCTTCAGCCCTTTTTTCCCAAGAGCCATGGCAAGCCCCGTGTCGATGACCGGCGCGTGTTGAGCGGCATAATCTTCATCAATCGCAATAGTTTGAGGTGGTGCGATGCACCCCGGGGGTATGATCCGCCGAAGACCCTCTACAGCCGCTGGAAATGGGGGAGTGACAAGGGGGTGTTCGCCCGGATGATGGATGGTCTGGCCTCTGAGGCCGCTGCTCCAAAGACGGTGATGATCGATGTGAGAGGGCATGCGCCATTGGTTCAAGCATGCCCCCGCAAGTACCTGTGAACCGCACCGGGTTTGCCGGAGGCTCCAACTCCTGAGTAGGATGGAGCGTCATGAGCAAGACGACGAACAAGTTTTCCCCCGAAGTGCGTGAACGCGCGGTGCGGCTGGTCTTCGACAACGAGGGGCAGCATGGGTCGCGGTGGCAGGCGATCGTGTCGATTGCGGCGAAGATCGGTTGTTCTGCCCATACGCTGAACGAGTGGGTGAAGAAGGCCGAGGTCGACAGCGGGAAGCGCGCGGGCATTCCGACCGAGATGGCCGAGCGCATGAAGGCTTTGGAACGCGAGAACCGCGAGCTGCGCCAGGCGAACGAGATCCTTCGCAAGGCGTCA